CATAGAGTTAAACCCGTAACTAAAGGAGAAAGGAATAGTCTAGTAATATGGAATCTAGGTTATCCATTTAAATAATATGAATGATATAAAACAAGGTGGCAGTAGTACACCACAAAAACCAAAAGGACACGTAGATTTTAAAGCTGCGTTTTATTTTCAAACACCAATTTGGATTGCAGAAGCTCCAATGTTTTTAAAAAACGCAATTAATCTAACAGATAAATATTTGAAAAAAGGTGAGAAATTATTAAAAGATAAAATGAAAAATGAACCTAAATGGAAAAAAGATATAGGAGATTTTGGTTTATCAAATCACAGTGAAAGTTTTCCACAAGATCCTAAAGCTAAAGATCTAGTAGAGTTCATTGGTCAACGATCCTTTGAGTTTTTAGATTGGCAAGGATTTAATTTACAAAATCATAGCTTACACTTTACAGAATTTTGGGTACAAGAATTTAGTAAAAGAGGTGGTGGCCATCATGCTACACATCAACATTGGAATCAACATGTATCAGGATTTTATTTTTTAAAATGTAGTGATAAAACATCTTACCCTATTTTTCATGAACCAAGACCTGGTGCAGAGATGACAAAGTTACCTTCAAAAGATCAATCACAAATTACACTGGGTACAAGTCAAGTGCATTACAAACCTAAACCAGGAACGATGATTATATTTCCAGGTTATGTTCCACACGAGTTTGCAGTAGATGCTGGAATAGAACCATTTAGATTTATACATTGGAATATTAAAGTTGTTGAAACAGCAATATCAAAAGAAAAGAGTATTAAATGAGCTTCAAAAAAAATAAATATATAGTTATTAAAGAAGCTGTACCTAAAGACATAGCTGAATTTGTGTACAATTACTTTTTACTTAAAAGAACTGTTGCTAGAACTTTATTTGATCAAAGATATATCTCTCAATTTACAACAGAATGGGGAACGTGGTCAGATCCACAAGTTAAAAATACTTATTCTCATTATGCAGATGTAGCTATGGAAACATTATTGATGAGAACTTTACCTATTATGGAAAAGAAAACAGGACTTAAATTAAATCCAACTTATTCTTATGCTAGAATATATAAAGCTGGTGACATCTTGGAAAGACACAAAGATAGATTTAGTTGTGAAATATCTACAACACTTAATCTAGGTGGTGATTCTTGGCCAATACATTTAGAACCAAAGAAAAATGTAGGTGCACCAGATGGTAAAAAATTAACATATTCTAGTAATAACAAAGGTATTTTAGTTAATCTAAAACCTGGTGATATGTTAGTTTATAGAGGTATGGAATTAGAACATTGGAGAGAAGAATTTAAAGGAGATAACTGTGCTCAAGTTTTTCTGCACTATAATGATCAAAAATCTAAAGATGCGGATAAAAACATAAATGATACAAGACCTCATTTAGGACTTCCAAGTTGGTTTAAAAAGTAATATAATCTTTAAATGGGGGCTGTACTCCACCATACCTACAGCCTCCTTTTAAGGATTATTTATGAGTTTAGGATTTGACGCAATATCAGCATTACCGTTCGCTACATCAGGACCCGATAATGCGGTTTCTGTTTCTGTAGCAGCAAACCAATTAACACTTTCTATTGGAAGTGTAGGTGTTATAGCAGATGCTATTACGGAAGATGCAACTCCTAATCCATTAAGTTTAGGTTTTGGTACTTTAACTATTACAGGTAAAGCTAATCTAGCTTTAACGGCTAACCCATTAACACTAGGTATTGGTACAATTACAGTTACAGCTGATGCAAATGCAACAGTCACAGCAAATCCATTGACGTTAGCGACTGGAAATGTTACAGTAACAGGAACGGCACTTGTACAACCTAATGGTTCACCATTAACGTTGGCTACAAATGACGTAGGTATAATTACATGGAATGATATCATTCCGGGAGCAAATATGGTTTGGACACCAATAGATCCAAGTTAAAATTATGGCATCAACGTATTCATCAGATTTAAAATTAGAAATAGTAGCAACCGGAGAGAAAGCTGGTCTTTGGGGTACTATCACAAATACTAACTTACAAATTTTAGAACAAAGCGCTAGTGGTTATCAAGAAATTGATATGGCTGGTGCAAGTGTAACTTTACTTTTATCAGATGGTGCAACATCAAATGGTAAAAACTTTTATTTAAAACTATCTGGAACTTTAGCTGGTAACAGAACTTTAACAATGCCAGCTGGTTCTGAAAGAGTTTGGATCATAAGTGATGAAACAGTTAGAGGAACATCAAATAGAACTTTAAGTGTTTTAACAGCTAGTGGCACATCTCAACCTGTGCCTCCAGGAGCAAATTTACTTTGTGTTTCTGATGGTACAAACACAACAACAAGAATTATAGAAAAAGGTTATGCAACTATAACTGATTCTAACTCACCCTATGCAGCTGTAGCAGGAGCACAAATATTCGCTAACACAACAGCTAACCCAATAGAAATTGATTTACCTTCATCTCCAGCAGTGGGTGATGAAATTACCATCATTGATACTAGAGGTACATTTGCATCTAATAACTTAACCATTGATAGAAATGGTCAACCTATAAATACAGGAACATCTAATTTAGTTTTAAATACAAATGGACAAGCTATTACTTTAGTTTATATAGATGCTACTAGAGGTTGGGCTTTCAAAACAAACACAGCATAGGAGCTAACATATGGCTCTAACCAAAATTAAATTTGCACCTGGAATTGATAAACAAGACACAGCTGTTGGCGCTGAAGGTCGTTGGGTTGATTCTGACAATGTAAGATTTAGATATGGTCTTCCTGAAAAAGTGGGTGGTTGGCAATCGCTTCTTACAGATACAATAGTTGGTGTAGCTAGAAAAATGTTACCTTTTGTTGACAATGATGGAAACAGATATGTTGCAATTGGTACAGATAAATTTTTACTTGTATATTTTGAAGGACAACTTTTTGATGTCACACCTTTAAAAGCTGACATCACTAGTGCAACGATTGCAACAGTAGACACTTCAGCAACTTGCACCATTACAACTTCATCAGCACATGGAATAAATGTAGGTGATATAGTTTTATTTGATAGTGTTACTTTACCAGGTGGTACAGGTTTTTCAGCATCAGACTTTGAAGATAAAAACTTTCAAGTTATCACTGTTCCAAGTCCAACAACTTTTACAATTACAATGGGATCAGCTGCAAGCGGAACGGTAGCTGCAGGTGGTAGTATAACTTTAAAACCTTACGAACCTGTTGGCCCGGCTGCACAATCCTATGGTTATGGATTTGGTATTGGAAACTATGGTGGTACTATTACTGGTGTTGTGCAAACAGAATTAGATGGATCGTTGAATGCGGATACTGCTGGTACAGGTGGATCGGGGACAGCTGTTACTGTAGATTCAACTACTGATTTTCCAGCTTCAGGAACGATTGCCATAGCAAACGAATTAATTACATATACATCAAAAAGTTCTACACAATTTTTAGGTATTACTAGAGGTGCATTAGGTACGGCAACTATAGGTACATCAAATGGTCAGGCTCACAGCACTAATGCTGTAGTTCAAAATGCAACAGACTTTACAGGATTTGGAAGTGCGGTAGAAGCATCTACAGTTACATTAGAACCAGGACTTTGGTCTTTAAGTAATTTTGGTGAAGTGCTTATAGCAACTGTAATGAATGGTAAAACATTTACTTGGAATGCAGGGATCGCGGCTAGACTTACAACAAGAGCATCAACAACAACATCTGGGTTTGCAACCAACAATAACCCAACAGCAACAAGATCAACGTTAGTCTCTCCAACGACAAGACATTTAATTCATTTTGGAACTGAAACAACTATTGGATCTTCAGATACACAAGATGATATGTTTATAAGATTTTCTGAAGATGAAAATATAAATGCCTATACACCAGAAGCAACAAATACAGCAGGTACACAAAGATTACAAGACGGCACAAAAATTATGGGTGCATTAGTTGCAAAGGAAAATATTCTAGTGTGGACCGATAACTCACTTTACACAATGAAGTTTGTGGGTGCACCTTTTACATTTGGTTTTGAACAAGTTGGAACTAACTGTGGATTAATAGGACAGAACGCTGCAATTGAAATTGATGGTGTTGCGTATTGGATGGGTAATAATGGTTTTTTCTCTTTTGATGGTACTGTTAACTCATTACCTTGTTCTTTAGAAGATGATGTTTATGACAATATTGATACTACAAAAGGTCAACAAATTAATGCTGGTATAAATAATCTATTTACAGAAGTAACATGGTGGTATCCAACATCTGGATCTGATTTTAATAATAGATATGTTGCTTACAACTATGGTGAAGATAATGCTAGATTACCTATGGGTAACTGGTATGGTGGGACAAATACAAATTCAATTAGAACAACGTGGATTGATTCTTTGATTTATCCTAAACCTTATGCAACAGCTTACAATAGTACAGCTACAGGAACTTTTCCGGCTATAGTAGGAGAGACAGGATTGGGTCGAAGTGTGTTATTTGAACATGAAATTGGTACTGATCAAATTAACCCTGATGGTAGTACAACAACTTTAACATCTTTTGTGCAATCATTTAGTTTTTCTTTACAAAAAGATCAAAGTGAAATCTTTTTAGCAATGAGAAGATTCTTACCTAACTTCAAAGTTTTAACTGGAAACAATCAAGTCACAATAGGAATTACTGACTTTCCAGCTGAATCTTTATCAGATTCAACATTAAGTCCCTTTACAATTAACGCATCTACGAATAAAGTAGATACAAGAGCAAGAGGAAGATACGCCAGTATTAAAATTGAAAACACAGGATCAGGTGAAGCGTGGAGATTTGGTACGTTTCAAGTTGATCTACAACCAGATGGTAGAAGATAATGACTAAAGTAGTAGTAAGATTACCTGAACCTAAAAAAGAATATAGTGAAGATAATCAGAGACAAATTAACAGAGCGTTAACTAATATTATAGAACAATTAAACTCTACATACTTAACACAATTAAAAGAAGACTCTGAAAGATACACTTTCTTTGGATTAGGATAAATGGCAAATATATATAAAAATGATAAAGTAAGTTTAACAAATACAGATCTTACAACTTTGTATACAGTACCCTCTAACTCTAGAGCTATTGTTAAATCTATAAACGTGGCAGAGGATGCTGCAAGTACAGCAGTTGTAAAGGTAACTTTAACTAATGCATCAGGCACAGCTTTTGTAATTGACAATGACGTTAATTTAACTTCTGGTTTAAAAGAACAAGTATTAACAGAACCTTTGATTATGGAAGAAAATGAGATATTAAAAGTGCAAGCGGCTAGCGGAGCGGTGGACGTGGTTGCATCAATATTAGAAATAAATAGAGAGGACAGATAATGTCATTTGTGGAAACAGAAGCTTCTGTAAGGTATGAAGTAATAGATGGTAAAAGAATACCTATTATTACACCTAAAACAGAAATAACATTAACAAATACAGTTACTGGTAAAGAGTATAACTCTGATGCTGAAGCGTTGCAGGATGTTCAAGATCCTAATACATCTACAGAAGCAAGCCATATCAAAAGAGATGTTCATGTAACTGTAGAGTCAATACCTTTAGGAACGGCTACAAATATCAGCGATTGACGGAAGTAGGAAAAACAAGTAAAATTAAGAGTTATGGGATTATTTAAATCAGCAAAAAGAGCAGTCAAAAAAATAACAAAACCAATATCAAGGGTACTAGATAAAGTCGTACCTAATGAGATTAAACCAGCTTTACCTTATCTTGCAGCTATAGCTCCTTATGCTTTTGGACCAGGTGTTGTAGGTGCTTCTGGATTTCAAGGTATATTAGCTAATCCAATTGCTAGAGCCTCTCTAGCAGGTGGTTTAAATTTAGGAGGGCAATTAGCTCAAGAGGGTAGTGAAGGAGAGTTTTCTGGCATATCTACTTTGTTAGCTGGTTTACAAGGATTTGGAACTGCAGCAGGTGCAGATCAATATTTACAAAATTTAAGAACACCAATGGCAGGAGAGGAAGGTTTTACAGGTTTAGGTGCGATTAAGTCTAGAGCAATTGATATAGGTCAAAAAGGAGTAGACATTTTACAAGGTGCAGGTGAAGTTTTAAGAGATCCTTTTAATCAAGGTTTAGGAGATATTGCTAAAGCTGGTGCTATTCCATTTACACAAGGTTCTGCAGATTTAGGTATAGCTACAGCTAGAAAAGCATTAAAAGATTATGAATTAGAATTAGATGCATTCAACGCATTAGCGGGTGAACAAAGAGAAGCTTCTGATGAAGCTAGAAGATCAGCTATCATTGCTTCAATGACAAGAGCAGATTTTACACAAGATATTATTGATGAAACATTAGACCAATTAGGATTAAAAGATGGTGGTATAGCAAGACTAGGTTTTGATAATGGCGGTACACCTGTTTTTACTAAAGGAAGTATTTTAAAAGATAAAGATGTTATGCGTATATTTGAAGATACAGACGAAGCCAAATCTATGATATCTAACTTTATTAAAGAAGAAAGAGCCCCTGATGTTAATGAAATAATAGATTTTATGAAATTTCAAGAAAAGGTAGGAGAGAGAGTTGACAAAACTGCAGATAAAATTTCATCAAGAGATGATATTGCAGAAATAGACCCTTATGGCACATTTGTGTTTGATGAAAAAGGTTCTTTAAAAAAAGATGAGAAGGGCGAATTTATAACGGATAAATCAAAAATAGATGCTAGAAGAAGAGAGCCTGTAGAAATATTAATGTCAGAATTAATGATGAAAAATAAAGAAAAAAAATTAGACAAATTAGGTGAAGAATTCATGAAAATGTTAAAAGATAAAGGTTTGATGGAAGTATTTAATAAAAATCAAGAGTCGGCATTTACAATAATGGATATATTAAAAGAATATAAAGATAAACAATTAACTAAACAAGCTGATGCAGACTCAATGCTTGATGCATTTGGTTATGGAGAAATAAAAAGAGCTGAAGGTGATGTAAACTTTGGTGGTATTAAAGAAGCCATTAAAGGTGTAGCACAAAACAATATGAAAGAAGGAATGAAGAAAGGTGGACTTGCTTCTTATAAAGATGGTGGTATAATGAATTTAGGTGGTAAAGAAATGGATATGAGAACAGGTGGTTTCATACCTATTGGTGCCAAAGAGAGAGCGGACGACGTCCCTGCGAGATTAAGCAAAAATGAATTTGTAATGACTGCCGATGCTGTTAGAGCGGCTGGTGGTGGAAGCGTTAACCAAGGCGCAAAACGAATGTATGATTTAATGCATAACCTAGAGGCAAGAGCATAATGGCAGAACCAACTACAATATCACAAGTATTACCCGCACCGATATTAGAAGGTGCACTTACAGCATTTACTAAAAAATTAGAACCATTAATTGGTCAACAAATAAACACAGCTGCGTTTGCACCAACGATCGCAGCAGAGTCTGCACTTCAACAACAAGCGCGGACAGCGGCTGGTGGATTAGGTTCACTTACAGGACCACAAGCGTTTGAACAATTTATGTCACCGTATCAACAAGAAGTTATTGATACAACATTATCAGAATTTGATAGACAGGCAGCAATTAACAGAACAGGTATGAGAGATAGAGCCATTCAATCTGGAGCTTATGGTGGTGGACGAGAAGGTATTATGGCTGCAGAATTTGATTCAAGAAATCAAATGCAAAGAGCAGGATTACAAGCACAATTATTACAACAAGGATTTCAACAAGCACAAGCAGCAGCGGCACAAGATTTAGCTGCAAGACAAGGACTTGGAACTTACCAAACACAATTAGGTCAAGCAGGTCAAGCACAAACTCAAGCTGGATTAGACGCAGCAGCGGCAGCAGCAAGAGAAGCACAATTCGAACCTTTCACTAGATTAGGTTTAGTAGGACAACAACTCGCACAGATTCAACCAGGTGCATTCCCTACTCAAACAGTAGGATATCAATCACCAGCTGCACCAGCTAGTCCATTATCTACAGCTTTAGGTGTTGGTACTGGTATCGCTAGTATTGGATCTAAACTGGGATTATTTGGATAATGAGTAAAATATTAAGAAGACCAATGTTTCGTGGAGGACCTGTATCGAGTTATGGAACGGGGATCGCTTCTGGATTAGGATATAATACAGGAGGTAGAGTTGAATATGCAAATGGTGGATCTAGTGGTTTAGATTTTTTAAAAAAAGCTTTTTTAGGACCAAGATTTACTGATCCTAATTATAAATCTGAAATGCAACTTCAATCAGGAACTGGTTTTGAATTTATGTCTCCAGAGAGACAAGCTCCTGGTTTACCTAAAATGATGCCAGGTCCTGTTCGAAGGGATGAACTTGGACTTGATTTATTTGCTAAACCTGCAACTTATAGTCCTGGTCAAGAAAACGTAATATCCGCAAGTGATATAGAAATGGGAGAAGGTGATTTAAGTTTAACAGACGAAGATAAAAAAGGATTAGAGGAAGTTTATAAAGGTTTAGAAATAAACGAAAAAGTTGTAGACTACAAAGGTGGTAAACCTGGTTTAGATACAGCTAAACCATTAACAAGTGATGTTCCTATTTTACAAAAACAAAATTTAGCTCAAGCTGTTTCTGATGAACTTTCATTAGATGAAGTAAAGGATGCTTTAGGTTATGCAAAAGCTAGACGTAGAGACACAGGTGATATGTTAGCTAGCGCATCAGCTGCTTTTTTAGGTGAGGGAGACGTTAGAGCTGGAATTGCTAAATTTATGGAAGACCAAGCTAAAAAAGGTCCAGGCAGAGCAGAAAAAATAGAAACAGCTGCAGCCACATTTATGCTTAAAGACAAAGCTCAATCAAAAAGAGATGAAAAAAATATAGAATTAATGAAAGCAAAAGTAGACTATCAAATTAAAGCAGGTGAAAAAATTAGTTTACCTAAAGCAATTTTAGCAGCAAATAAAAGTGGAACTTTAAATAATAAAGAATTAGCTGCTGGTATACAAGGAGCAACATCCCCTAATACTGGAAAAAATTATAACTTCAAAGGAATTGTAAATCAATCTGGATTGAATTCAGCAATGCCTACGGCTCAAGAAGGTGATACATTTATTCTCCAAGAAAAAATAAAAGATCAAGCTACAGGAGTAGAAAAAACTATTAAAGCTATTATAGAAATAATAGACGGACGAGCAGTACCAATTTACAGAATTTAGGAGAACAAATGGCTAGCAATATGCAAGAAGTTTATGATTTGTTTCCTGAACTAACTTCAACATCAACAACAGAAAAACAAAAAGATACAGCTCTATTAGGATATGAAGGTTTTGGAAAAGAATTAGGTGTAAGTAGTATAGGATCTTTTTTTGCTGGTATTGGT